AAGGACCAACTACCTCAAAATTAATTATTGAAGGAGATGGTGTAGTTTTGGGTATAACCATTAAACAATTGCCCGGAGCAGAAGCTCCTAAAGATACATCACCCGGTGCGACAGTTACACTTTGAGTGCCTCCTGTTGCAACAAATGCAGTACCATTATATAAATATTCAGTTAATGCAGGGTAAGTTGTTCCTGATATTCCACAGTCACCTCCTACTGATCCTACATATGTAAACGCTCCTGCATTTGTACTCTCGTGTACCCCATCTACAGATGATGTTAATTTATTATACACATTTACTCCAAGCGTTACTCTAATTCCATCAGGTACACCAAATGGATCAAATCTTATAATTACAGCTCCAACATCACCTGCTGTTGTTCCTGTTTCTAAATCAAGTAAATATATACCTTGACCACCACTAGCTGATATAGTTACACCACAAGGTGTAGCACAAGATGGACAGGTTTGCTGTGGTAATAATACACAACTAACTTGCTCTCTTGATATAACACCATCTGAATAGAATCCATCAGCAGCACACGTTAACAATGAACTGTCTGTAAATACAGCAGTTGCTGACCCAAGAGAGGGTGCATTTATATAATATGATGAACTTATTGCCATATGTTTTTTTTAAGGTGCTACTCCACAGTTACAACAAACGTCATCTAAGTCTATATCTGAATAACAAAGTGTAACAGGAACTGATTTTCTGAAATCCCATATCAAATATAAATAATTTTCAAGTGTTGGAACAGTAAAGTCTGCATAATTATATGATCCGCTACCTAAATTAGGTGTTGCAGTTGTTGCTAAACCTAGTAAAGTATTTATATCAACAGTAGTATTTGCATATAAAGTATCTGAAACAAAGTATTTAAAATTGTCATTGGCTGCATCAAATACAAATGTATCAGTTGCAAATTGGTTTGAAATCAAACTCATTACACTTCCTGCAGGTGGAAAGCCTCCTGTGCCAACAAAGTCTGTTGTTACATTGTACCTTGACACAAGTGGATTAGTAGTTCCACTAACAAATATCACAAAACTTGACTGCAATGGAGAAACAAATGCTCCACTTACAAATCTATATTGAGTATGAACCGTATCTCCTGAGCTAGAATCACTTGTAAGAACAATTTGAACAATACTTAAAGATGCAGCATTACAACAATCAGCAAGAACACTTAATGTAATGTCTCCTGTGTAATTTATTGTAATAGTTGCAGTTTCTACTGAGACAGTATCTTTATCAAATGTTAAAGTGCCTGAAGTGTTTACCAACCCTGTGGTATCAATATTGCCATTATAATCAACAATTATCTCAAATTCAGCTCCTACTGATATAGCTGTAACTCCATAAATAATATCAGACAATCCAATTGTTGGACCCAAATCAACACAATAAATTATTTGTTTAATCTCATCCTCTAGTGTTGACAAGTTAAATACTTGAGAGATGCCACAATTTATACATTGAGGATTAGATGGTAACGCTATGTCATTGCTTGACAAAACATACTCATTCATATATGGATCAAATCCACCTAACTTTTGAGTGCTAAATGATTCATTGAAGGTATCCCTAAACCAAGTCCTCATATTCATTTCAGATACCACCTTTAATTGGTCATTTGAGTTTGAGTCTCCTCTTAGTTGAATAACTGCACCACGTTTTACATCTGTAAAAAATCTATCGTATCCCCATTGAATATAACTCTCAGGATTAAAACTAATGCCATACTTTTCACTACGAGCAATTTGAGTGCCTAATACTTCAGGAACGGAGGTTACCGCACCACCACCTGTAGAGTCTGATAATAGATTTTTACCTGACAATACATATGATATCTTGTCTTCTTGTAAAACAAGCACATCAGTTTGTCTTCCATCCATTACAAAAATATCTCCAAATGATCTTTCTAAATTTTTATAGTTTAATAGTCCTAAATTAAATTCATTTAGTTTATTTATGTTTGACTCAGCATTGTATACACCACTATATGTAATGTCGGAAAACCTGTCTGATGTCTTATAGTCTTGTGCAGAAACACTTGTAACTCTATTGCCAAAATTAAAAGATCTTCCAACAATTGAGTCACGAATCTTATAACTTTCTGCTCCATTTCCGAATGCAAAACAGTTAAAAAATTTAGTATCAACAATTGCAGGTGTAGCCGTACCTATATTTTGGTTTTGGATATTACCCATATGATTACCATTTGTAATGGCAAATGACATCTCATTTTCAAAAAATACATCAGGTAAAGCATCTGATGGTTCTGTTTCAAATATTAAAGTATTTTCAGCACGATATACTGTGAATTTAGCTTCAACATTAGAAGCACGACTATTTCCAAATCCAATTCCCCAACAACTTGCTGTACCTGTAATCATTAATTCCAACTCATTAGTAGTTGGGTTTCTATAAAACTGATAATAATTTGTCCCTAAAGCTGTAGGTATAGTTGGACTAAGGAGTCCGGGAATAAATGTATTTACAGAAGGAGTATTACCACAAGATGCAGTTACTATAGCATCTTTTAAAATTTGATCAATATTATCTCCTACCCACCAATCATACATATTGTCATAATTCCTAGAAGATATTATAGTTTTTTCTAATGTACTTGATCTTTCATAACAACCACATTCTACTCCTACTCTCCATTGTTTTATACTCATAATAATCCTGCTTCCTGATGGAATACTATAATCAGAATATATCCAAGTAGGATTTAATGGATCAAATCCTGCTGTTCTAGATATATTCATTGGGTAATGAAGTGTTGGATAATTTCCGGGAGGAAGTAAAGGACTTGAAGCAGTTACAAGTTTTTTTCCGGGATCAATAACAGCTAATTCATCCTGAACAACAGTAAAACTATTTGGATTTATTTTAATATACACTCCTGCAGGAATAGGTATAAAAACAGTAGGGTCTAATTCACTTGGTATCTCAATAAAATTTGATGTTTGAGCAGATTTCTCTAACACAGTTGTATAAACACAACTAGAAGTTGCTCCATTTGAATCAGCTTTTACAATTAATCTATCACCTACCTCTGTTTTTCTTGCATTTTCACCTTCAAGTAAAAGGTATGCGTTATTTGTTAATGGGTCTTGGAAGTATATACTACAATAAATTGTCTCATAATTTTCTTCATCAGGCTTAATAACAAACTTATATCTTTTTGCCCAAGCAGGAGGTAATTGAGTAGGTGGTATAGTTACTTGTATAGAATTTTGATAAGAAGAAAATCCACAAGGAACGTGTTCAGTATTATTTGGACTAACTAAAGCAGTTGTTGCTCTATTAAACTCATCCATATAAACTATACCAATCTCATAGTCACGATTACTATGCAAACTTTGTGGATTAGCTATTTTTTGAAAAGTAGCATTTACATATAATGTTTTATAATACTCATAAAAAGTTTGAGTTGGAGTTGTAACATTGTCTACATATTTCATTGCAGGAAACTGAAGTCCTATTACACTACTTCCGGGACTTGTTATAATTGTAACAGATTGACCAACAGCACTAACACCACTTGCAATTTTTATATATGCATCTAAGTTAAGAGGAAGAGAACAATTTACTCGATCAGTAAATGTTATTCCTGTGCAAGAATTAGGAACTGTTTGTATATTCCCTAATGGCAATGATGTTCCTATAGCATTTTGAAATTCAACACTTGTTGCCAATGCGTATACTGATGTATATGATGTAGATAAAAAGAATGCAAAGTTTAATACTATTACATCTGTAATTTCAGTAGGAAAAGGTGTTTGACCTGTAAATTGAGAGTGAGTTATACTTACTTCTAAATTAAAAGAAGCTCCTTGTACTAAATCTTGCCCTGCTAAATCAAATGTAACTTCAGAATCTGCAATATTTGTAGGTATATCAATTGTATAATCACTTGAAACTGATCCATCAATAATATCTGAATTTCCTATAGGAGTAGATATTAAATCAGTAGTATATTCAAATTTAATAGGACTTCCAAATTCATCAACTAAATTATAACCTTCTACATAGTTACCATACATTAACCTATTGCCCATAATTGTTTGAGCCTTTGCAAATCTAGGTACATTATCATATAATCTTAACAATTCACTTTCAGCTAATATGGTAAAAATTTTGCTATTTGTAAATGTATAATTACGTGCAGTATTATTTGGTATACCTAAATTTGACTTATCTAATTTCTCAATAACCTTAATAATATTACTATTAGATTGTTTAAATAGTAAGTCAATACCAACTACAAGTGGACCACCTGAGTCATAAGTTATTATAACTGAATTGCAAAAGTTAGTCATCCCTTCATTTAAAAAACTTTCTATACTAAAACTAAAAGGATTTGGAACAAATGAAGGTTGAGACCATTGTGACGTTGCACTATACTCTCCATCAATATACAAGTACCTATATGCAAAACAAATAAATCTTGTATCTAAGTAATTCTCTTGACCACTTGTAACAATAGGTTGAATATTAGGAGATTCAGTAGGTGGTTTTTTAATTACAAGTAAAGACTCTGCATTTGTTTGGTCTATATTAGCAATTGGATTAGCGTAATTCCTTGATACATTAATAAATCTTGGAGCATTGTAATCATCAGTAAAAAATAACAACCCATTAATAATGTCAACTCCTGTAATAAGATAACTTGGATTAAAATTTAAAGTTGTATCTGCATTACTACCATTATTAATGCTAATAACGTGGTACGTTAGTATGTTTGTAAGTATGTTAAAAGAAACAATTAAATCAAGTTTACCTGTAGCTCCAACACTAAAATTGTCATCGTGAACAAACCAATATATTGTTTCATTAGCACTATCCTGAATAGCACCAATACACCTTGCAGTTGCACTTAATGGTGTTCCATCTGTATACGTTAATGATGTAAGAGATAAATTGCCTTTTGTATTTTCAATAACACCAATTTCTGAGTTCTCTGTAGAACCCATCCTAATATTCATAGCATCGACATACTCTCCTTCAGGAAGAAGGCGTTGGTCAACAACTTTATTCATCCTTCCTGCTATAAAGTTCCTTGTAAAATTTGCCATTTTATTTTATTTGCTTGTCCATACCTCTCATATTCATTAAGAGTCTACCGGGATGAATGTTACTGATTCTAATCTTTGCATTGTTTAATAACGACTTTCTTTTTTTACGAGAACGAGCAATAATATATTCTTGTACACCAAGTTTAGAACTTAATATCTCATACTCAACTGCTGCATAAACGTATGCTTCAAATAACTTATTTACAGTTATTAAAGAGTTATCTCCTTGCTCCATACCATCTGATATATACTCAAGAATACAAGACTCTCCTGACATTGACGAGTCAAAATTAATAACTCCTGTCTTTCTTTCAATATTAAAGGTAGGATTAAAGTTTGCAGTCTCTGTATTTAACCCATACGCTGTACCAATGTTGTAATCAAAATACCACATACCATCATAATTCCATCCTAGCTGCCCATTAAATTGGCTTCCTTGATTAAGGTATATACTTTTTTTAATATGCGTTAATCTATCAAAGTCTATCTCAGAGTATTGAGGAGAAAGTGCATTGCCATTTTGGTCAAATAAAATCCTTCCTGTATTATCTTGAAGGTATGCCTTTGATGAAAGAGTTTGAATATTCTCAGACAATGGGCGTAACCATCCATCTTTATACAAGGATACACGAACCCAATTCACATAATCAGATGGTAATATGTACCTTAAATTGTCAGGAACTGTTAACTCTAGTATTTTAATCTCCTTAAATGCATCGTAATTTAATTCTTGTATTGCACGTTTAGCGTGGAACAATACCTTGAAACGCTCTTCATTGTTAACCAATGAATGGTTTCCTGAGTACATTAATAAAAAGTTATTAACAATGTCCGTCAAACTAACATATTGGTATGATCCCCAATTTTTATCTTCAGGGACTACACCTCCATTTTCATAATATTCATATTGTGATATATATGCCATCTTTTAAAATTTTATTATTGCATACTAAATGTAGGCTTTTGAGCTTGTTCTTGACTTAACCCAAACTGAGTAACTTCTATTTCTCTAATTGACATACCACAATACTCAAGTATCTTAGTTACTAATTTATACTCATCTTCAATAGGTAACTCAAAGTCTTTATAATCAGGTTGAGATTGGTCAAATACAGGTTCACCATTAGCTAATGAGATATAAGTCCATTTTGGTACTTCCGGATACCTAAAATAAGTTGCTTCTACTTGACCCTTATTGGTTATAGTAACAGGATAAAAAGTTAACTCTGAACCTTGTAGTCCATAAACAGGGAACTCAATTGTTGGAACAGTTAAATTGGAATTAACCAATAACCCAAGTTTTGAATTATTTACTTTTTCTGTTTGAACAATAGTAGCGGAAGAAATAATAACATAGGAATTACCTGATGCTAAAAATATATTTGAATCTAATGATAAAACTGTATTACTTACTACAGAAACTACTGTAGATACTAACCCTGTAGTTAAATTAGTTACAACATCTCCTGCAGCAATACCATATGTAGTAAATAATGCAGTACTATCAACTAATTGTAAAGAAACTACACTTGTATTTGTACCTGTTTTAAGAATAACAGGTTTACATTTAACATCCAACAACATATATGTATTATATCCTGTAGTGGTTGGTGTTGGCATTGAGAATTTATTAGCAGAAATTTTTGATAAATAATCTGTCCTTAAAAAATATTCTAAAACCTCTGCAATGGGTTGTTCCATATCAGCATATTCTACACCTGATGTACGAGTATTTTCAGCATTTATAACTTTATTATAACTACTAAAATATTCTTCATAAATCTCCATTTGAGAATTATTTGCAAACAAATTAAAATCAGAAGGAGATATATATCCGTAATTATTTTTATTAAGTACTGATAAAACAGCATTTCTTACTCCATTTATCATTAGTTCTTTTTTTACAAATATACATAAAAAAAAGAGGACACAATAAGTGCCCCCTTCTTTAATCACTAATCAATCAAAAATCAAGAACCAACTAGGCTAAAGATGATTCAAGCATCTTCAGTGAGTCCAATCCTTCATCGCTTTGCAAGAAGTGGGCAACCATATCATATGGGTCTTCTCCAAACGGAACTGACAACATTTTCTTTTTATTAGTAATGGTATTAAACCATACCTCTTTCTCTGAATTTCTTAATATTAATAATTTATTTTCAAAGAATAAACGAACTTTGGCTTGAAATCTCAACTCAGGATCGTTTAATACATTCAAAAATCCTTTAGGGTCTGTCTTAGCATACACCAAAATGTCCCTTCTTAACTCAGCAGTTGATACTGTTGATGGGTCTTTTCCGAATAAAACTCTTGTTAATGTCTCAATTTGGTCAAGTGTAAGCTGACGAGCTTCAATTAAAGCATCTACTTCTACATTTAAGTCCTCAACCTCTGCACTTGCATCCTTCTCTTTGTCTACCTCCATAAATATGTTGCCATTCAATGGATGGTAATGCAAAAACTGTTGTAAAACAGGATTTGTTCTTGGTACTCTTAAAAATCCGTCTTCAAATATAATCGGCTCAATAATAGCATTCCCATCTTGTTCATCCTCAAAAGGAGACTTTTGGTTTACTGAATACCTTAATGCACGATTTTGGTTATTCTTCTCATCAAACCACATTAGTGGAAAACGAGGGTGATTCCTTGATGCTAATGTATACGAAAGAGGATTTCCCGTCTTTAGTTTATATAATTTATCTGTACTTCCTGTAGCTTTTGCCATTTTATTTAATTTAATTTGATTTAAAAAAGGAGAGTGTCTTTAAAGACACCCTCCATATTGACCTTCTTTGACTATCCGTAACGGAATAATACGAAGTTATTTGCACCTAGAGTACATACACAACGCTCAGAAAGGAAGTTAACCTCCATTGCATCCAAGTCGCTAGTAGCAGCACCACCGGCAGAACCTGTAATCCAAGTCTTGTACCGACGATCTTCGGCTTCAGAAGCACGATATCTAACGTGTAAGAAAGGACGTTTAGCATTCTTGCCCATAATCTGATCGTAAACTGAGGTAGAACCTGCAGGAACCATCAAACCTGTAATAGTACCTGTTGCAGTTGAAGCAGTGGTATTCAAACCACCACGCATTGTTGGATCGTTCAAGTATTTCCAATCAGTTTTGTAGAAGTCATAACCTCTACGGAAACCTGAGAAACCTAAGTTTAACGCCATATCAACATCGTTATCGAAAAGACCATAAGAAGCAGCATTGGCAGCTCCACTTGTAGCGTAACCATTCAATGTAGCTAACATATTGTCAATATCGAAACTAAGACCACGATTAACAAATACTACGTTTTCTTCGATAGCACCTTGCTTATCCAAACGAGAAACGATAGAATCCCAATCAGAAAGAGTTGTTGGAGTACCACCACCCCATACGTTACCACGTTGGTTAACTACGTAGAAAATACCTTCAGAACCAATGTATCCTGCAACTGCAGCACCGGAAGCGGATGCAGCAGGAACTGCTTCAATCATTGAAGTCTCAAGATAATCTTCAAAACGAAGACGAGTTTCGTGCTCTGATTTCAAATACCACAAGTATCCTGTAGCACCATTCTCAGTAGTTACTTCAACCCATCCAATTTGAGCCATATCAGAACCATTAACCGCATACTTATCTTTAATGATAATAGGATTATTGCTGTAGATATCATCTTCAGACTCTAAAGAACCAACCATTCCGTTAGTTCCTTTTTTAAACTCAGAACCGTAAATAAATACAGTACAAGCTGTAGAAACTGCAAATGCTTGACCTGCAGTCTCGTAGAAAGCACAAGTGAAAGTTGTTGCGGAACCTACTGCAGTTACAATAGCTTTGTTGAAAACACCTGATGTATTGTTTTGAATCATCAAAGTCTGTCCAACACGGATAGCTATGTAAGTAACACCACTATCAGCTACAGTAAATGTTGCTGTTGCAGAACCTGCTGCTGCTGCTGAAGTACAACTTGTGTACTTTATGTGTAAACGTCCTTGTTCTGCCCATTTAATTTGGTCAGAGTTAGACGGCATCTCTGCTCCTACCATACGTAGAAAAGACGCAATTGTTCTGTTACCATAACGCTCAAATTCTTTCTCATAAGTATCAGGTAGATACTGATTCAAGAAGTTAAAGTTGGTAATGTAGTTTGTTTGCAATGCCACCTGTTCTGCAGAAGGCTGCAGGGCGTAGGTGGGATTGTTTAATAATGCACTTGCCATTTTTTTTAATTTTTAAATGTTTTTAAATCTTTTTTATACTGCGAATCCTCAGATTTCGTCCTGAGTCAGGGTTTATCGCTTTAACCTGCATTCCGTCTGTAGTTTTGCTAACTTCAGGTGCTCTCCGCTCTGACATATTAATGTTTTTGGTTTTACGCATAACATCTTCAGTGGCATCAGACAATCCTTGTTCATAAAAGAACTTAGCAAACTTGTCAGGGTTCATTGCTATTGACAGTGATCTATGATAACCTGCAGCGTCTTTCATTAAACCTTGCTCATCTAAAAACTTGTTTATAAAGTTTTGTGGAGTTAATTGGTTCTTTTTTAACTCAGAGGCATCACCGGGAGCAAACGTAACTTTTTTGTTATTAACATTAAACTCAAAACCTTTGAACTCGTTGTCAAATACATCATTTGTCTTTTGGTCAAACCATTGACGCTTACGTGTGTTCTCTTCTTCTATTGTCTTTGCTTGTTTGGTATATTGCTTATAACTTTGGTACATCTCTTTCTCATCATCGGAAACGAATGCCTCACTTGACTCAAGGGGCATTTTGTATTTCTCTTTCTGAGAGTTGAAGTATTTCTTAGCTTCAGCAACAACTTTCTTTTTGGCGATTTTAACTTTTTTAATAGTTAATTCATCGTCAATATCTTCATCGAATCTGTAATCTTCTAATAATGTATCTATATCGTTACTATCAAGACCTTCTTGTGTAGATATAAGATAATCTTTAAGAAGTTGTTCAGAGTCCATTGAATCAAAATCTTTCTTTAACTTAACAAAGTCATCGAATCCCCGTCCTGTTTCTTTCTTATACTTCATATAAGCTGAAACATCTTCAGGCAAATCTTCACTTTCTTTACGTTCAGCCATTAACTCATCAAATGAGTTTATTTGCTTATTGTATCTTTTCCCAATATATGAAAGAACATCTTCTTCTTTTAAATCAGCATTTAAATTCGGTGCATTTTCTTGTACATTATTTTCAACAAATTGTATCTCTTGTTGTACATTACTTAATGACTGTTCGTGTTTGTCAAGCAATTCTGTTTCTACTTGTTGAACACTTTTTGGCTCAATTACGTCTAATGATCTTACTTTATATTCCATTTGATTTAATTTTATTTATACAAAAATATATAAAAAATTTGACATTTTTATCTAGGCGAAAATTCAGAGAAGTCAAATCCATCTAAACTATCCTCATTACTTTCAAAACTCATTGGTGGAAGATTGTTCTTTCTTTGGTTAATTAACTTAGATTGCTCTGTGTTTTGTTGACTAATTCTACTTGCTTTGGCATCTTCTTTCTTTTGCTCTCTATCAGTTAAATTATTAGTTTCCATTCCTCGTATTTGTTGAGTATATTGAAACTCTTCAGCCATTAGATAAGATTTTAACTCTGCTTCTTTTTGCATTTTTTGAATATCAAAAGCAATTTCAGCTTGTTTTATTTGCATCTTAGCCTTTGTTTCCATATCAATTGTCTGCATTGCAACTTGTCCTGCCATTTCTTGAGACTTTAATTGCTGTTGAGCAATCATTGCTTGTTTCTGCATAGCCATCTTTTCCTCACGATCTTGAGTTTTAATTCTTTTCATCTTGAGTAACTGATTGGCAAGTTTAAGATTTCTTATCTCACGTATATCAATTGCATCTTCAAGATTAATATCTCCTTTAGATAATGCCATTTGAATATTACCTTCAAGTTGTGCTTTTTGTTCTTCATCAGGAGAAATCTCTATAAATATACCAAAGTCATAAATATAAAGGTCTTTAACTTCATCTAGTATAGATACATTGTATTTACCAATTTGATTGGCAAACTCATCTTTAAAGTCAGCATATTGTAAAATATCTCCTATCCTATAAGTTAATGCCTCTGCTAATGAACGATAGATATACAAAGAACCATCAAGTATATGCCTTGTTGCTGTATTTGAGTTTAATGCTGCTAATTTCTGTAATCCAACTAATGAGTTAGGATCAGGATTAGAACCATCTCTTGCTTCATTAAGTCCTGTTACAGACCTAATCATATCAACATAATGGTTCATATTTGTAATAAGCATTTGAGTTTTAGCTGCTCCTGAGTTAGAGTTTAACTGAGTAATAGGCACTCTTGCATTATTAAAGTCACCATCTTGAGTAAAGCTCCTGCCAATTACACTACCTGTTTGGAAGTATAACCTTAAAGCATCTTCAGGATTATATGCGTTACCTGTACCTAAATCAATCTCACTTAGTCCATCTGCATCTATAAATACACCATCAGGAACTGTACGTGCAATAACTTGCTGTAATTTTAAGTGAGTTATTTGAATTAAGTCAGCAAATGGTATCATCCTGCGACATAAAGACTCAATAACACCCTTGTACATACGTGGAGCACAGGCTACATAGTTTGGAAGAGCGTGTTGACTAGATGACTTTGGACGAACCATATTCTCAGATAATCTCCATTGTAATAGCATACTAGTTCCCATTACCATTACACCTTCATACCAAACATCAATTGTTTTCTCAATTTTTTCAAAATTCCCCTCTTCCATCTTTTCAGTAGGAGGATTAAATGTATCATCTTTTTCAATTATACGAGAGCCACCACCTTCTAAATTTTTCTTTTTATAAACTACTTTTTTAGTTGTTTTATAATTAAAATATAAAAGAGTACAAGTATCTCTATTAAACATACTGTTCTCATAAAACTGAGAAACATTGTAATAATCATACCAAGCTTGGCTGTATTGTGTAACTTCTTGTAAGTCTTCTTTAGTTAAAGATTGATCAATTTTCATCAACTCAATTATCGGCATAGTTTTAATCTCACCCCAATAAAAACAATCTTTAAAGTACGGGTCTTCAGTATAACTGTAAACAATATTAGCCGGGTCAACATATGATATTTTAACACCTGATCCTTGTAAAAACTCGTGCTTTGCAACACCTAACCCAACAACAGTTATATCGTAATCAATTCTTTTACGAATATCATCGTAATGATTATCATCAAATAAAGTGTTAATAGCTTCTTCTTCTGCAATTTCAAGTGCAGGTTTAAAGTTAAGCTGCATATATAAAGACAATTCCTCATCAGTTTCAGGTAATTCTTCAGGGTCCATCATAAATGGATTTACTCCTGTCATTTCTTGAATTTTACTCAAGATAGGTTTACCTGCCATTTGAGTTTCAAGCATATCCTGATACTTGCTTCTTTTAGCTTGAGACATTGCATCTTGTGCGTAAGCCTTTACTTTAAAGAGTCTATCTGACATACCATTAACAACAATGTCAACAAATTTAGGGATGATTGGAACGGGAGTCCAATCTAAATTCAAATAAGACAAATCTCCATCAATTGCTAATTCATTTTTATATTTGGCAATAGACTGTTCTCCACGTGCATATAGTCTTACTCTACGAAAGTCTCTCCATTGACTATAGTATCTACAAGAACTTCCGTCCTTCAAAAACCACTCATATTGGATACTTTGACCAATTTGTAATCCAAACTCTTTAGATGCCTTTTCTGCATCTGTAACCAATTGACTAGGAAACGAGGTCGCATTTATTGATATTGTTACATTTTTCATACTTTATATATGTTTCCAAGTTTTTTTATTAATAATTGCTAATATAGTCCCTTTAGATACATTAAATATTTTTGCTATTTTATATGAACTAATTTTTTCTATATGTAATTTTCTTATTTCAAATATATTTTGATTTGTTAATTTAGAAGTTTTATTGTTTTCTCCTTTTTTAGCAGAATCACTCATTTTGTTTTTTGTCTCTTCAGATGCTTTAATCCCATATCTTGAATTTTTTTCTCCTAAAGCACTTTCAGACATTTTCTTTTTTGTTTCTTCAGGAATTGGTTTGCCTTTCCAAAATTCTGAAATTCTTTTTTTATGCCATTCAGATATGGTCTTCCCCTTATTAGGTGCTCCCATTTTCTTTTTTGCCTCATCTGTATGTATAATACCTAAAACACCATCTCCTCCTAATGTTAGATTACATAATAATCCTCCATCCTGTTTTCTTTTATATAATGCAATAAATTCTTTTTCTTTTATTTTTGCATATTCATAATCTATACCATCAAATAAAATCTCTACTTCATAGTCAGTTTTACCAATTATTGAGTTCCAATGTGCATTTCTATGTGTTTTAGAATATGCTCTTTTAGTATTTAATCCAATGCCAATATAAAATGGCATTTCAATATCTTTTCTTATATGTCTGTATAAACACGCCATTATCTCATCAATTGACTTGTTGTTCCATCATTTGTGTACTTGGCGAAGTTAATAATTAATTTTGATTCTTTTTTCTCCGGCATATACATATGCTTTTGATTTGCCATTATGCATAGTCCTGAACTAATAGATGCATCAAATCTTGTCCTGTCATTAATATCAAACCTTGCCCAATCTTCTAGTGTTCTTGTAAATGGCATAGTTCCCATTTCTTCAGGGTCTCTATACTTTGCTTCTAAATCCATTCCTACAAACTTCTCTATATAAGACTCAATAGCCGATGCGTGTGCCTGTTTTACATCTTCTGATGAGTTAGGGATACCTCCAAGTTCACGTTCTGTCTTTGATAACTTCATTAATTGCTTATCAGGTCGGTTTAAACTAAACCCCCTATATCCTCTATTTTTAATGTGATATAAAAGTCTTGGCTTGTTATTTTCTACTAAGATAGGCATTCCGTAGAACACACAAGCCATTAATACTTCTTCAAAAAATATCTCTGCAGTTTGTGGACGGGCAACATATTCTAAAAAAAACTCATTTACAGGAGCATCATCCATATGGAACTTAGTCATTCCGTGTAGTGCCCCATTGGAACCACGTCCTCCAACTACTGCTGATATATCATAGGAGTCACATCCAAATGACCCAAGATGCTCATTGCCGGGATATTTAATCCCGTTTCTTATATGAACATTATTCTGCATATGCTTTGGTGGAGACCAACTTATGTTAAATCTACCACGCTGTTCAGGGGTCCATATAACCTGTGTGTCCTTTATACCATCCTTCCAATAGAAAGACCCACGTGTCATATAGTGGTCTTTTATCATTGAGTCATTGTAGTCAATCTGTTGATAAATCTTAGTAAGGTTAAACAAGGCTTGTTTGCTCTCATCTCTAAATGCGTGAGACTCAGTTCTAGGAAACTGACGATAAAACTCATTCAATGCATCTGCATCGCTTTTTAAGGACTCAACCTCCGCTTCCCAATAGTCTACTGCCCCATTCTTAATAAGATTACCATCTACCCCTAGAATCGGCTCTATTGGCTTCTTAAACACAGGCATACCATATCTATCTATAAATCCCTCCATATTCCACTCCATTGGAATGAATAGTGCATATAGTCCACTTTTAGTCTGCCCATTGGCATTGCGGTTAGCTACCCTTGAGTCCTCATAAATATCTTTAAAGTTTTGTCCACCTTTAGATAATGCATTTGAGGTTGACCCCATCATACATTTGCCTATAATCTTGCTACCTAAACGCAAACAAGTTTTAGTTACACGCCAATTCTCCTTAATGTTTACAGGCTTGGTCCACTTCCCACTATTAAGACTTAATGTAAAATCTGATAAAATTAACTTTCTTTCATTGTCATTATCTCCATCTACTTGTATACCAACATAGTCTCCTTTACCAATATATTCAACACTTATTTTATTTCTTCTACCTTTTGTTTTAGGAGTATAATCTTCAAAAGACTTCTTTTTTGTTATAATAGGTATTCTTGCAAGGTCTCCTGATAAACGAACTGAATATGATGTTGTATTAAAATTTGTAGTAGCTTCAGATATATTGCTACAACTTATACCACAAGACAATGCAATTATTCTAATAGATTCTATGATATGCTTTTTACTCATACCTATTTCTATATTACCCTTCTTTTTATCGCTATGACCATCAGAGTCAATAAGTCCTGCTAATAACTGAAGTCTTGTATCTATTGAAGATTTCATATAACTATCAGGAACGTGCTTATTCATATAAACACCTATGTCTCTTAATGATTGATTAATACCTTTAAATGCAAACTCAACAATTTTAGGAGAATCAGACTTTTTAAGTTCAAATGGAATGTTTTTCATTTGAGCAATCATACCAAGATAATGAAGTAATTCAGGTTCTTCTTCTTTATTTACCAATATAGTAAACACTTGTTTTCTACCATCACCTAACCAAAGTCCTAATAAATATGGTGGTATTCCTTCAAAACTATCTTTCATTTCTACACCCTTAGATGTAACTCTTGTTAGATGTTTTTTTATATAGTCAGATTTACCTATATACTCTTCAGGTGTCATTATTGCCTCTTCGTGTCTTTTGCTTTTGTTTCTTGTATTAAACACGTATCTATTAAATACCAACCTATGATTTTTAGTAACAATATAATCTTGCCCATATGGTTGTTTAACCAAATACCTATCAGTTTCACCTGATACCTTTTTTATTACAGTTTTTATCTTGCCACCTTCAACCATTACCTTATCTCCAATATTAATATCTTTAATAGGCTTAAACTCAAAGTTTTCAGTAAGTATTAATGTATCAGGAGCATAACACTCATCGTGAGCCAAGAACAATAGTTTCTCTCCATCATAGGAGTTGTCTTCAGTATTCTTCCAATCTATTGACGTGTCAAGTCCATCAATGCTATCGTCATTTACCTCATACATATTCTTTTTAGTAATCTTTGATGCCGGTATACGGAAAGCCAACTCAGTCTTTGGCTTATCCATACCATCCATAATAGGTTTGAAAAAGAAAGGAAGACGATTATTAATAGGAACAACCTTGTCTGTAAACATTTTTTTAGCATCTGCCCCTGTCTTTGACAAGATGCCTATACGTGCGTCACGTGCGAGGGTGCCTATATTAATACACTCAGAAGAAGACATAAAAGAGAAACCTGAACGTCTTATTTTTAAATACACCATTCCAAATGATCGTGGATCAGCACGACAAGCCTCCCAAAATATCCAATATATCCTATTGGCTTCACGAAAGTCAGGATAACCCACATCAATACCTGCCCATTGCAGGTACATATAATGAGAACCTGTTATGTATGTAGGCATTCCGTTGTTCATAAACCAAAAGCCTTGTTCCCTATAATCAAACTCTTGTTCGATATAGTCTACCCAAAGGTCTTTAAATTGCTTTGGTTTTTCATTCCATTGGAATATTGACTGAATCTTTGCTAGTTCTTTTGGAGTCTCGTGACGTTGCCAATACTGTTCTTTTTTAGATGCGTTTCTTTGAAAACACTTGTCGGGCATTGGAGGTAATGCTATTTGCAGTCCTGCTATATCTAATATTTGTCCTATCTGTCCTGTCTTTGAGATAACAACTACATTGTATTGGTCATTATACCCATACAACCACGACCTTACCCTATTCTTGTTAGTGATAACGGCTGTAGGTATACAATCTTCAAGTAACCTATATAAATTATTGCTTTGACCTTCTTTCTGCAAATCCTTGTTTTGTATCTGTTTTACTTACTCCATTGCGTATTGAGTCAATGTTTTCTTTTTCTAATTCTATTCTGTTCAGTATCTCAAATGCATCAAATATAGCTAGTTTCTTAGTCATTGCTGCATTCTTTAGTTTATCGGCAGCTAGTTCATCTTCAGAATTTGTCTTTATAATATCTTCTTCTGCAACTTTTATTAGTTGCTCTACTGCCTTGTGACCTGCCTCTATTATCTTTAACTTTATTTCTCTTGAATCTCTTATCATAACTGTTTTAAAAATATTATTTGAACTAACCTTGCAGACTCCCCTTCACCAAAGTTTTCTAAAATGTTTCGTGAGTGTGGTGCATCAGCATTAAAAGCTATCATACGATTAAACTTAGAGTACATTGTAACCAATGGGTTATTGTCTTTGTCGTAGATAGTTGTACCGTTTTCTTCAGGTTCAACCTCATTTAAGTATAATAAGCACGTGATATCCCCCATCATCTCATCCGTGTGGATAAAGTTTGGCTCTAATTGGTTTAGTGGAGACTTTCGTATAAAGTTAAGTTTTACACTATAACCATCGAATAAGTTGGTAACGTACTTGGCAAACTCATCGTAACGGTCTCTTGACTGAATATTCCGGAATGTGTTATCACCGTCTGCCAAGTCTTGAAACTTGTGAGTGTGTATATCAGATACATAGGATTTTGGGTCTTTAATAACGTCATCAAATGTGATTAGATTCATAGTTTAATTGTTATTTGGTGATCATACATTCTATATAACTTTTCATCATCAACTGTAAACTCATACTCACTATCAGGGGAGAAACATACCATATCACCTGCTTTAATACCACGATCAATTAAGTACTTATTTGAGTACTTCATTATTCCCATCAATGGTTCTTCTGAGAATGGCTTCTTTATATAACTTTCAGTTGCAGAAATAGGCTTTACAAAACAGTACTTATCATAAGAGTTCCACGTGGAACCTTGTTTGTACATAAAAAATTGGTCAGTCTCAATAAAGAATATGTCATCCCTAAAGAAACTTTTACCACTCTTTTGCCTACCCCTTACATCATTATAAAACTTAAAAGCATTGTGGTGTACAAGTAATGTATCACCCTGTTGAATAGGACCTTTGTAACCCAATGGAACTTCTACAACTTCAGCAAATCTATTAGAAAACTTATGGTCTTCCTCAGAAGTACTAACAATAAAGTCAATTCCTCCTATATTTTTTGTGTTGTCGTATCTTTTTCCATTCATTGGTTTGACAATGAAATAGAATGGAGATTTCATTATATATTTATATTATATTCGATTGAAATAGGTATAGTTGAGGTAAACTCTTTCCAAAGGACAACTTCTGATTTTTCATTGATAATATAGATTTGAACAGATTGCTTTTCAGAGTTAACTCTAATTAAATGGATTTCGTGAGAATCTCCAAGTATTTTCTGCCCTACAAGATAGTGCATAGCACCACCCTTATAGTCAGGACCTATAGAGATTTTTCTAATATCCATTAGTCTATGTCTTTTACTAGGTAATCGTATAAGAACACAATAGTCTGATTATCTAGTCCTCTTGTATATATTACAAAATCATCTGCATCAATAGCATTAAATCCTTCTACTTCATATTCGGTATTGGTTAGCTCATTTAATGAAGCAACAATTTTTGTTTGGATTTCCGGGTCTTTATCAGTCCAATCGTAGTATCCCATACCATCCTTTTGAGATTGTTCTACTTCAAAAACCTTGAATAGTTCAGTTTGTTCTTCTTGAAACTTCTTGGTAATGTTATCAATTTTACGCATCAACCTAATTCCTGAAAGGGTGGTAGACGGGTTCTTTAGGTCTTTGTCATTTTTGCATTTGCTAATGAGATTAGCCACCGCATTTAGTTCTGTTACTTTGTACTTTTTTGTCATTTGATTAGATTTTAGTATTAGTATGCTTGTGCGTACTAATGTAAAAGTAATGAATATAATTTAAACTACTATATAGTTTCTTCAACTATTGGTGTAGGTTCAGGAGGAACAGGTGGCACATAATCCCCTGTTATGGTTAAATTCAATTCTATAGCTGCGTAGTCCCAAGCATACTCATCGTCATTACCCCATCCTTCATAAGCTGCTCCACTCATTGTAAGGTTACCTTGACTTACTTGTGCAAGACTTTCATCTAGTAATGAGTAGTAGAATGATGCTGATGAGCCTAGCACACCACCTATTACATACATATTAAAAATTGTTGCCTCTACTGATTTTCCATTTGTCCAAGTTTGGATTGCTGTTATTGTCTTCATTTTTTATTTGTTTATTTGTTTTCTAATTCTTGTTTAACTTCTCTCCAATATTTTATTAAATCTAAAAGAATATTCCCTCTTACATCTAAATCTCTAATGTCATAGTTTAGAGTATTAATTATCTCATTTACTGATATTAAGGCGCAATTCTTTGAAACATAGAAAGTACAGTGGTGATGTTCATCTCCATTATTTGTTGACATTACATCCAATAATTCTTCTGCCTTTTCTTTTGGTGTCATTATTTGTTTTCTAATGTTTCTATTCTTTTAATTAATGCTTCATTTTGTAATTGTAATTCCTGTAATGCTTTAATATAAACTCCATTTAATTGGTCATAATTAATACCCATTTTACCTGTAGATGGAGTAGTAAATACTGCTTCAGGAATAACCTTTGCCATATCTTGTGCAATGTTTCCTATTTGCTTTCCTTGTCCGTAGTTTTTATAAGATTTAATATACTCAAATGATACAGGTTTTAATTTCATTATAGTAGATATGCCATAATCTAGAGGCTTAATATTTTCTTTTACAGAACTATCTGAAACAGGTGCAGACAAAGCACCATTAGCATCAGCTAAAACTGCTCTGCTTCCTGTACCTGCTAAATTATGAAAAGTAACTATTCCTGTTGTACCTATAAACATTCTATAAGCTGCTGCTGTAAGGTCATAAACAATCCATCCATTAGAATCCGTACCCTGTACCCAAGTTCTAGAACTAGCCGTACCTGTATAAGATATATAAGTACTTGTTCCACTTAATTGCATTTTATATCCATTATCTGTAGTAGTTCCTATTAATACATTGCCACCACTTGTAATACGCATTCTTTCGCTTCCTGCGGTGTAAAATATATGTATACCTGCGGACTCTTTACTATCGTAGTATACATCATTACCTACTAATGCTAATTCAAAGCCGTCTGTTGCTGCCGTACCTGTTGTTGAGTTAGTAAGGTGTAATCTTGTATCTGTTCCGCTTTGATTAATATGTAATCCACCACCACCTGCAAAACTTGGCGAACTTGTTCCTATTCCTACATTGCCTGATGAATTTAATATCATAGATGGATTCTGTCCATTTATGCTAAAATTTATACTGCCTCCTGTAAAGGTATTAATACTTGTACCTGTTGATGAAGCTGCAAATAAGT